GACGGTGCCCGCGCTCCGCTGGGAATCCATGGCACGTACACAGGACCAGGAACGTACATGGCGCACGGCACGAGCCGGCGCCCAAAAATCCCCCAGCGGAGCGCGGGCACCGTCTGGTAGGACTGATACGCGAGTTGTCCCGGCCTCAGAATCGCTTGGCGGCATCCAGGGCAGAACACCCGAACTTCTCGTTGGGCTGCGATCCCTGAATGAGTCCAGACGAGTAGAACGATCATGCAAACCAAAAATAAACGTGGTAGGGTGTGACGGGCTTCAGAGACCATGACTTTCCTCCTTGTTCTTCTGGGAGTACACTACCTCAACTATCTGATTCCGTCAAGCGGTAAGCCAAAGATGGCAAAAAAACCAATCAAGATCCAAGTTGACGAGGAAACCTCAGAGAAACTCGGCTACCACACCTACGAACGGACGGCGAAATTGTTGGGATTGACGTCAGAAACGATCAGGCGATACGGCGAATGGGGCTGGTTGGACCGGGTGTACTTGGGGAACCAGCCGCTGATCACGCAAGCGTCCATCGAGCAATTCCAGCGACCGCAGGGCGAGCGGCCAGCACGGTCCATAAAAAAAAGGGGACGGGGTTGACACGTTTCCGTGAAACGGCAATAATCGCCTCATGCGAATCACGATCACCGACAAAGGCGTATCGACGCGGTTGACCAAAAGAGACATCCGGTCACTGCGAAAAATGGTGAAAATGTTGGACTTGATGGCCCAGCATCAACCGATCATCAGCGCATACGCCGCTGCCCGTGACGCAATCAACGACGTGGTGGCGATGCACCCGGCGACGGAGCCGATAGGAGAGGTTAATGACTGACGAAATCCAAACACAGGCGGACGTCTTGAGGACAACGGCCGAGGTGCTGATGACCGGCCTGGAGAAACTCGCCGAAGCGAACAGAGAGCTACACGAAGCGTTGCACGGAGAATCAACAATCAGCACGCTGTACCTGATGCGAGTGGTGGCGCAAATGAAAACAGAACAGGACGCGCTCCGCAAGGAAGTCAATCGGTTGTCCACCAGGTTGGAGTGGGCAATAGGCAGGATTGAAAAGGCCTCGGAAGTCGTCAAGAAGTTGACAAGGCCCGTCGGATAGAACAGGGATCGCTGAATTGTACAAAGTTTGGGAATAAAGAGAGTTTAGCGCGAGAGCCCAGCCATGGGCCGGGCCGCATTCGCCAGGATGCGGCAGGGTCAACCCAACACCCTGTACAACCGGCCCATGACTGGGCTTTTTCGTTTCCGGAGAGATTTTATGTCGATCGTGAAAACAAAAAGTCTCGACGAGTTGGCCGAGGAGATCAAGTCGGAACATTTGGCGGTAATGAGGGACGCTAGGTCTGCCGTGGACCACGCGCTCCACTGTGGACGCCTGCTGCTCGAGGCTAAATCGCAGTTACCCCACGGCGAATGGTTGCCCTGGCTGCGGCAGCATTGCAGCGTACGAGAGCGGCAGGCCAGCAGCTACATTCGCATTGCTGCCAATTGGGATCGAATAACCCGTTGTGGGGGAAATCAGCAGCGCGCTGCCGATTTCAAGGGACAAGACGATCCTGATTTGACCGTGCGGCGGGCGTTGACCATGCTGGCCAGCGATGCGGACGAAGGCGGGTCGGACGTGGGCAAAGAAGCCAAAGCCGAGAAGCTGGCCGGTGCGGTGGCCAAACTTCCCCCGCTGATCCGGCGGCAACACGAAGACGGGACCTGCCGGTTATGGGCTGGTCAGGTCGAAACGCTATTGAACAACGGGGAGGCGTCCCAGGTCGAGCGGGCCCTGCGGGTCGGCCAGGCCGAGACGACCAAGGAAGCCTACAAGCTAGTCCACGGCAAGGCGCTGAAGGGAACCAAGGCCGAGCCGGTGTCGATGGCCCAGGCGGCCGCATTGGAAGAGGAGGCACAAGAACCGACCGAGATCAGCCCCTCGCAGAGGATGGAAGCGGCGAACAAAAAAATCGAGTCAGCCTGTCGCGCGGTGATGGCAGCATTCAAGGAGCACCTAGAGCCATTGGAAAACGAAAACGCTTGGCTCCGGCATTTGGGGAGAGTCGGCTCGGCGAAGGCTAGCGTGCAATCCGGACTCACCACGGTCCGAACAGGGAAGGGCGCAGTGGTCTGCCCGCGATGTTCCGGGGACGGCTGCAAGGTGTGTCTCGAAACCGGCTGGCTGACAAAGGATCTCGCGGCACAACTATAGGACGGATCCGATGCAGCTGTTATTTGACAAACAAGAAGAAACTGACGTGGTCGGATACACACTAATCCCGCGACCGTACCAGCATGAGGCCCTGGACGGCACGTTTCGGCTGTTTGCTGTTGGTCAGCCAGGTGTACTTCTGCGCATATTTACGGGCGGCGGCAAGACCATCACCACGGCAATGATTGCCGACCGATGGTTGAGCCAGGGCGAGGACTACCGCGTGATGGTCGTGAGCTACGAAAAGCAACTCGTGTGGCAATTCGCGGAGGAAATCCAAGACGTACTTGGCGTCGAGCCGGGGATCGAAATGGAATCGGAGCACGTTAAACCAGGGAAAATTCCCAAAGTGATCGTGGCAAGTCGTCAATCGCTGGCCCAGCACAATTTGATCGGCGCGGATCAGCGGGCATTCATGAATGAGCACGGTTATAGCGATGATCGTATCGCGCTGTGCACGTTCAAAATGGCTCAGCGATTGATTCGAGGAATCAGGCGAGGTGTGGGTCCCGAGTTGATCGAGCAAGAGTTGCACGACTGGAGACAAGATTACAGATGCGATCAGGAGCGCGGGGTTGTGTCGAGACTGCACAAGTTCGATTGGCGGCTCAATTGGTTGGTTGCGTTCGATGAGGCCCATAAGCACGTGCAGCAACTGTCCACGGTCGGGCACCTGGTGGAATGGTTTGAACGGAACCCGAAGTCAAAACGGCTGGGCATGACCGCTACGCCGAAACGCGCCGACGGAATATCGATCGGCTCGAAGATGTTTCCTGCAATCGCAATAGATTATCCGCTGAAGGTCGCGGATGGGGCGTGCGCTGTGCGCGATGGGTTCGCTGTCCCGTACATGCAGAAGTACATCCAGGTAGAACGGATTGATTTTGCGGACATCAAAAAACTGTGTGGGGACGTTCAGTCGAAGTGGGACCAGGAAGTTGCCAAAAGGTTGGAGACAGAGCTGGCCGGCGTATGCGAGCCATTGCTCGATCTGGTTGAGAACCGCAAGACGTTGGTGTTTTCCCCGAGCGTTTCCATGGCTCAAGGAGTAGCTGAGTATGTCAATGCGCGGTCAAAATGCCGGTGTTCGTGCGGCGCGACCCAATGGCATGCTCGGTCACGAGTCGGAGACGGCGCTGCATGCAAGGCATGTAATCGACAACTGACTGACACCGACGTACTGAAGACGCCGGAATTCCAAGCCATGTGCGTTTGGGGTGAGGTTCCTGCACAAGATCGCAAAGAGGTATACCAGGCGCATCAGTCGGGCCAGTTCCAATTTTTGTCGGTGTGCGGATTGTGCCGGGAGGGCTACAACGACTGCCTGGACGACGAGACTGAAATTCTTGGGCCAAACGGATGGAAGCGATGGCACGAAGTTGGCGTCGGCGATTTGATCTATTCGCTCAGCCGCACAACCGGGCTAATAGAAATCGTTCCGATCAGCTGCTACATTCGTCGACCTCTTAGGCCGGACGAAAGGATGGTATTGTGTTCAGGTCAGCACATGAGCGTTCGCGTTACCGAGGGCCACAATATTCACGGCAAGGAATACGATTCGAGAAAATCGCCGCGCCACTCGAAAGATTTCACGACACTCAAGGCCCGCGACTTGATTGACCGCAAGCGTGAATTCGCATTCCCTCTGGCGGCTGAGGGCGAGTTTTCTGGGGTTCCGTTGACAGATGACGAGCTTCGATTCGCGGCATGGTTTATGACTGAAGGCTCTTGGGGCAAAACCGATCTGATCATAAGCCAATCGACCGCCAATCAGGGATTGTGCGACCGAATCGAAGCCGTGCTCCGTTCTTGCGGATTTGATTATCGTCGTCGCCAGCACGCCCAATCCAAGAACGCCTACGGCACGTGCCCAATGATAGAGTTCGCTGTTCCATCTGGAACTCACGGCGGGAGCATGGCCAGAAATGGATGGGTGAGACTTGCTCCCTGGCTCGATAAGAATGTGTCGCCGCTGCTCCACCAAATGACTCGTGAGCAATTCCGGCTGTTCTGGTTCGAATTGCTTCTAGGCGATGGATCGGTTATGCCTGGGAAATCTGGATGGCTTCTTTGCTCGCTCAAGGCGCAGGCCGATGCCTTCACGCACATGGCAGCAGTCCGCGGTTTTGCAACAAGCTGCGCCGAGGTAGTAACAAGGGCCGGCGTAACTGTGTATCGAGCATCTGTCCGCGATTCGCAATGGTTGACAGTTCGTCCATCCGATCCACGCGCAACACGAATTGGCTTTACTGAACGACGGTCAAACGAGCATGTATGGTGTGTGTCGAACCGCAATTCAACTCTTGTGACGCGGCGACAAGGGAAAGTTATGATTCTTGGCAACTGCGACATATCATGCGTCGCAATTTTCCGGCCGGTGTCGCGCAAGGCCAGCAGTCTTGCCGAGCAAATGAAGGGCCGCGGTAGTCGACCGACACGCGGGTTGATTGAGGGGATGGCAACGGCCGACGAACGGCTGGCGGCCATCGCTGCGAGCGACAAGCCGAATTGCCTGGTCGTGGACCTGACCGGTGTTACGGGACTCGGGGATTGCGCTACGACAGTCCAGATTTACGCGGAGGGGCTGGAGGATGTCGTCATCCATCGCGCGGAAGAGATCGTCCTGGGAGGCGTTGAGGACGTGCAGCTGGCCATCCAGAGGGCAAAGGACGAAATAGAACAGCAACGCAAGTCGGCACGCATAGCCAAAGAAAAGAGAGAACAGGCAGCGCAGGAAGAGGCCAAGCGACGTGCCCAGGCCGGGGCCAAGGTGGACTACACAGTCCACGATGTTGGCAGCAGCGGGCTACCGGGCATGGCCAGCGATTCACAACTAAAGTTCATCGAGAGTTTGGGAATCCGGCTGATCGGTTGGGAGCCGACGAAAAACCAAGCAGGTCGAATCATTAACTAATCCGGTTCGGGTGTACCACGCGGAGACGTTGTTTACTCGAACCGGATTAGCGACGACCAATGGGAACCGGCCTATGCGACGAAGAAACAGAGATGGGCTTTGCACCGGGCCGGGATCAATCCAGACAAGGAACTATCGAAGTATGCAGCGAGCGAAATGATTGACAGGATAAAGCGAGGCGGCGGATTAGCGCCGCCGCCGACAGCGCAAATTGTCGAATTGATCAACGAGGCGCAATCGTCAGCCGAGTTAGATCGCATCAAGGTCGATTTGCGCGCGTATTGGAAGGCGGTTCCAGCGCGCGACCGAGAGATCATTTGCGACGCTGGACGACAGCGACGAGAAATGGTTGGCATGCCATTTTGAGGGCGACGACGAGGCGAGGCAGTCGGGGCCAGGCTGGGCCGGGTGAGACTGGGCATGGCTGGGCCGGGTGAGACTGGGCATGGCGTGGCGTGGCAGCCTGGGCAGGCCCGGGCTGGGCGAGGTATGGCATGGCCGGGCGGGGCGGGGCAGCCATGGCTTGGCTGGGCCCGGCCTGGCGAGGCAAGGCGAGGCGCGGCAGCCGGGGCAAGGCCAGACAAGGCGGGGCGGGGCCGGGACCGGCGTGGCAGTCGAGACATGGCGAGGCCTGGCTGGGAATGGGACGGCTGGGCGGGGCGTGGCAGTCGGGGCTTGGACGGGCGTGGAGGGGCCCGGCGAGGCTGGTCTGGGCGTGGCAGTCGAGGCGCGGCGCGGCGAGGCAGGCCGAGGCCGGGCGGGGCGAGGCGCGGCAGTCGTGGCAACTAAGAGAGAGGGCGGCGATCTACCGCAACTGACAAAGACGAGGCCGCCCGACGCCGGTTTCGCGCGATTCGAGATAGGTTCGGATTCGGCCCAGATCGCGTTGGGTAAGAAAAATCGTTCGAGCTGGACAACCGCATCGGCTGGGCTCCAGGCCGAGCTCGGTGATCAACTGGTATACTCGACCTTTGGTTATGCCAAATAGGTCGGCAACTTCACGGCTGGTGTATGTGCGGTTCATTGACGGATTTTATGCTGGGCAAAAAACGGATCAAGGGGCGTGGCATCCAAGGTGGGGGAAATGCTGATGGCCTCAGATCCAGGTGACAACAAGTCGATCGATATCAACGGGAGAATGCCTGGAAATTGGCGGGCAATGCTGTTCGTGGTCGTGATGTCGTTCGCCAAGAATGGACCTTGGGCGCTGCTGACAATCATGATCCTGGGAGGAGTTGGGTACGAATTGAACCAGTGGTCACAACGATACGTTGGCGCGCAGGCAGATTTTATTCGAGTCGTGGCCAAAAGCCTTGATCGCCACCAGGAGAAGTCGGACGAACTGGCTGCCAATTTGAAAAGGGCCATGGAAAATCAAGCGGTCAACTCGGCATCAATCACCAAGCTGGTACAACAATTCGATACAGCCCATTCGCTGATGGCGGGGTCTCCAGCACGCGCAGAACGAATGTTGCGGATCCTGGAGCAGTTGGAGGTGCACGCCAAGACGCAGACGGAAGAAACAAAGGCGATGCGAACGGCCTTAGAAGCCTTGAAGCCATAAGGAGTCCCGAGAGCCCTAGCAGTCGCTGCGTGGAACATACGCCAGCCTGGGCCATAGAAATTCGGCCACGCCCAGGAGCAGGCGGCCGACCCTAAGCTGAACGGGGATATGGGTGGCACGAGAACGCCTGGAGTCCGGCCAGCAGCAGAACGGCGTGACGGCTCGGAGAGACGAGCGTTTTGCTGGAGATGGGAGGTGATGTGCAATGCAGAGCCAAATCTGTGGTGCTTGTGGAGCGATACACCTACCGGGACAGGCCTGTATGTAGGTAGCGGCGGCGGCGTGGACGGTGACACGCTGGTCCCGGCAACTGGCAGCAGATGGGTCCCGTGCTGTGAGGGAAGATCAGCAAAGCCCGGTTGGTCATCGTACCGGGGATTTTTGCCTTGCCAACTTGACACGCCGGCGTCCAGTGTGATACGATACGGGTGTGAAAAGTCAGGAGTAGATATGACGTATCTGCAAGACCCTCAGAAGCGCCGCGGTCAAATGAACAAATCATTTGGGCCGCACGTCACGGCCTTCACAGACCGCAGCGCTTCCGGGGGTCTTTCTCTTGCGCCGTCCACTCTGGACTTTTGTTGAAGCATCTATGTGTGCTGCGGTTGGTGATCCGCGGGCACGGATGGTCCAACGAAACTCGCCGCGTACATGAGACGGATACATGAGCATGAATCGGCCAAGAAACCAAGAACCCCTCGGCCAGTTATCCATGGCTGACCCCTACTTGGAATGTGAACGGACCGATTGGTTAAGGCCCAATATCAATTGGGTCCCGAGACCAATAACCAATACCCTCGGCATTGGTCCGTTTTTTCCATGCGGGGATGCGGGATTGGTATACGGTGCGTGGGCTCGACTCCGGAAGAATCCTGGGCGTCGCTCGGGTCGAAGACAGTCGGCGAACACCAGCCTGTTGAGTGGCATGGAAGAGGGGCGTCACAAGCCCTGCAAATCGGGGAGGTGCCAGTCGGCATTGGTGGATAGGGGAGGCCGGCATAGAGAGGAACGAGCGACTGTCCTTGTCGCCCTCGACCCAGAATGGTAACACCTCAACGAACATGCACACGAGGGACTGGCAAGTAGGGGCCAGACAACCACACCAGCTTTCGCAGGTGGCTCGTCAGCCACCAGAGGGGAAAGAAGGGGCGTGGTTTATCTACAGGCGACGATAGAAGGAGGAGATTTCGATGATGCTCTTACCGGCAGCACCAGGAACGTGTCCGATTTGCGCGACGATGCACGCGCCTGAGATGCCACACAACCAGCATTGGGAGCGAGAGCTACGGCAACTTGGCAGGTGGAATGAACCGGAAGATGGCCAGCCGTCGCCGATCCACCGGCTGAGTCATTTCACCAATCAGTAGGAGATGTATCATCGCATGGATTTGGCCCAGAGGTAGAAGCATGACTCTCGCGGACAACGTAGCAGCGAGGCGACTGGCGGCACGCCAGTTGCCACCAAATCAACTATGCCCAAGACAATCTATCACGCCTATCTGCGGCGGTGTATTCGGGTGCACCGGAAGGCCCTTCATCTCACTCAGGTTGACGCGGCCCAACTCGTGGGATTGACCCGCGGCGATTACGCGCACGTGGAGAACGGGACGAAAACGCCGACGATTGAACGGCTAATCGGGATTGCCAATCGTCTTGGGCTCGACACCCAGATTCTTTGCCAGCCGGCTAGCGTGGCAAAATGTCCCATGGGGCACAATGCCCCAATCTCCATGGGGCAAAACGCCACACGCTAACTTCTTATGTTCCAATGGTTTAGTGGACAGCGCGGCACAATGCCCCAAACCACTGTGGCAAAACGCCCCAAATCAAGACCGATAGCCACGGAGAATGGCCAAAATTCCCCACAAAATCGGCCTACAGAAACGTGCCCAATTGGCACACAACATGCAGTGTATTCCTGGCAGGAATGGACGAAAACAACAACGCAAAGGGGAAACGAAATTGAATCGCCACGCCCCCCGGCTTGATAGGGGGGCACACGCGCCGATCGCTGGCGGTTGCGGGTTCGATTCCCGTCGTCGCGCGAGCCGGAGTACTCAGCACGTCCTGGGTGGGGTCATATGCACCCAGGTGGGTGCGAGTGATAGATTTCTGGCCGGCCCAAGTGGGCTCAAGGCTGGCTGTCTGCGGTCGGTGCGTGTTTTGTTTTTTCTGGCCCCGTGGGGCCACAACACAAAGGGGAGGACAAGACACATGTTTTGTTTCACCATGGACTGTCCCGGAATCCGGTGCGATTCCGGGACGATTCCTGTCGGAGAATCCGGCCGGGGCCGGAAGCTGGTATCGGTTCCGTTACCGCCTGGGTCGGTGATGGAGTCCGACATTCGGCCAGGAGGAGATGCAAATCTGCTGATCGAATCCGATGGGGGGGCAAATGCCCTCCTGTACATCCCGGATCATTCCGGGTTCCGTGGTACGTGGCGTCTTCGGGACGCCCGTTCGGCGGAAGAATGGGATAGGGTCGTGTGCACCGCTGCGGAGCATGAGCGGTGCGTGGAAGCTGGTCGCGGCGCCTATCGCGCCGACGGCACGAACGAAGAGAATAAGGCCGCCTTCTGCGCGGCCAGCTTGGGTCACGACGCCCCGATGGGCGGAGCCCGTTGCCCAGCGTGCCCGCCGCCGATCGAAGAGCGGAAACCATCCGCGACGGTAGTCGCTGAGGGTTATGCGGCCCAAGGCCAAGCCGGAATGATGGGTGGAGGCCCGGAGTACTTGCTCGTGTTGGCGCACGGGCAGGCCGTGGAGATCGTCCGTAGCGGACGGCTCTACGGTAAGCCAGCCTGCCTGCGGGTGGAGTGTGTCGCGGGGCAGGTCGTAATGACCGAGTCCCGAGCCGCGGCCGAGGGGTGTCTGGCGGCGGCGGCATGGGCCGCCGTTGTGTGACGGAACCGAAACGCCCCACGAGCGTCGCGGCGGGAGCGTTTTCACTAAGGTGATTCTTGGGCCGGCGCGGCCCCATCAAAGCGTGTCTTCTTTTAGAGTTTCGGTTGGTGACTCGCTGTTTTCCGCGCCGGCCTTTTTTCCTCGCGACCGCGGTCGCACACAGAGTGGTGATGGTGCACCTTTTTGCGCGGCGGATGTATGCCATCGCACATCAACAAGGCCCAAGGGGGGCCACAACACAAAGGGGGTAAGGTGATGAAATTCATCGTCTGTGCGATGTTCATGGGGAATTGGTATGCCATCCGGCAGAACCGGTGGCAGTGCATTTGCTGCGACTGGAAACTCACCAGTCAAGCTGCGCAACGCATGTCGTTATCGCAGGCGCGGGGCACATTGCGGAAAATTCATCGTGCGTATCCTCGATCAAGCGCGGCACTGGTGAGGATTGAGTAATGGATTAGCCCCCCGCGGGGGCCACAACATGAAAGGGGAAACGATGACACGTCAGGAAGCTAGTTCGGTTGTCGGCCTGGGATTGCGAATCTCGGGCGAGACTTACGCGCACAGAGGCGCCATCAAGGGGAAAGGATGCGCGTGGGATCCCGGCAGTAAAAGCTGGTACGCTCCGACCGAGGAGGTCCGAGCGGAGTGCCAGGCGCTGGTCGGTGGGACCCTGTACGCCTCACCACCACCAGCGGACTTGGTAGGAGACGAGGATCCAGGCGTGCTGGCGTCCCGGTACGAGCGCACAGCAATGGCTGGGGCCTCTACCAGGACGTACGAGGTGTACGGCCTGAACAAGCACGACGATGGCGACCCGAACGGCACGATCCACCGGTCCAGAACCGGAAAGCGGATCGTCCAGGTAGCTCGTTCGGAACGGCGGTATATGTCACGCGATTTCCTCGACGATTGTGATATCTTCGGCGAGCAGCCCGGGGGACATTACACCTGGGACGGCGTGGAGGTTGAGCCAACGGTCGAGGAGAGGGCGATCGACGCGGCTCAGGCTGCTGAGGCGGCCGAGAGGCAACAGATCGCAAAGGACGTAGCCGCCAAGGCCAAGGTAGAGCAGGATGCTCGGATGACCGCATGGGAAGCCGCCAAGTCAGGACTTGTCTGTTGCACAGTCCGTCCTGGTGACATCGGGGGAACAGGCGAATCTATCCGATTTGGGGAAGGGTCCTGCGCCTATGCGTTCCGGCTATCTGACGGCCGGCTCGGGTGGCATCACTCGATTACTGGTGGTGACGACTGGCGGGACTACTACTGGGTGCCGGAGGACGTAATGCAAGCAGCGTGCCTGGCCAGTGCCGCCGACCGCGGCATCAGTCCCGAGGAGGCGGCCACGTGGCTGAGCAAGTATGCGGGGTGCCACGGGGAGGAGGTCTATCGGAGCATCGTGGAGTCGGACGAGGCGACGCAGCAGCGATTGCGGGAGATTGCTGTACAGAAGGCCGCGAAAAAATCGGCGTCGATAAGCTGAGGCCCACCGGGGCCACAACACAAGGGAGAACGATGCGACGAACTTCGTGGAACACCTGGGAAGTAAGGGCGTACACGTATCAGGTTGGCACGGACAAACGAGCGACTGGAGGTGTCCATTTGCATCAGATCAAGCGGACAGGTGACTGCTGGCTGCGCCGGATCGTCGACAGCAACGGGGGCTATTGGAGCGCTGGGCCGGCGTCGCCAATCTCTGACGCAGCAGGCGAGTCGGCATTTGAGTCGGCGTTTGAGACAGCGAAAGCAGTCAGAGGATGACGGCTAGGGTAAAGACGATCCGTTGCCAGGAATGCGGCAAGCGCTTTGTGCCGAAGCGTGCGGGTCGCGGAGTGGTCAAGGAGCAAATTTGCCCGTATTGTTCCAGCCGGGTCGCGCGACGGGAGGGCGTGTCGGCGCTGAAGCGATCTACGTGGGCGGTGTTTTCACAGTGGCTGAAGCTGAGCAAGTCTGATCATGAGGGGTATTGCACGTGCGTCACGTGCGGCATCAGGCTCCCTTGGGACGACAGGAATATGCATGCGGGGCATTTCCTGCAGTCTCGGTCGAAGGGGATCCTGTTTGAGCCGGACGGGGTCAACCCGCAATGCCATCGGTGCAATGTCGTGCTGGGAGGGAACAAGGACGAATACTGGCCATGGATGCTGCGGAACCGCGGCCAGGAAACCATTGACCGGCTGCTGGCGCTGAAGTGGAAAAGCGGTCAGTGGACGAGGGAAGAACTGTTGGCGATCAATTCTGACTATTCGGCACGGGTTGCCGATATCTTGTCGAGGATCTAAAAAAAGTATGGGAAATCGCTGTCGAGCATTCTTGTTTGATATTATGTGATCGTATAATATGTAGCTTTTGGAGACACACCAAATGACACGAACCACGCAGAACATAGGGCACACGTTCGAAATCGAACTTCCTCGGAAGAATCAGAAATCGTTTTGGTTGACGGCGGAGGCAACGTTGCAGTTCGAATTAAAGCCCGGAGAGCCTCGGGTGATCTACTACAAGGACGGCAGCGGATACCCAGGGAGCTCGGACAGGGCCGAGCTGTGCGACTTGACTGTAAATAGGATCATGGGAGAAGAGGACGAGCTAGAGCGAAGAGATTTCCCGGAGTTGTTTGCGTATCTGGACAAGACTTTGCGAGAGTCGCAAAATGCCAGCTATTGGGAAACGCTTTTCTTCGACAAGAACTGATAGGAGCTGCCAACCCCGCGCATCGCGGTGCGCGGTCTGGTGTTTTTTATCGGTCAACTATCACACAAGGGGCAAGGACATGAAATTGCAAACGATCCAAGTGTATCACGTGCGGGGATGCGAGTACGCGGACATTCGGCCCCGAGACCGAGGTCTGACAATCTTGGGGGGGGCCAACTCGGCGGGAAAGTCGAGCGCGCTGGATGCGATCGCGATGGCGATCGGTGGTAAGCGACTATTTCCGCGCGACCCGATCCAAGACGGCCAGGACGAGGCAGAGATCGTGATCGCATTGGACGGAGGGACAGTGGCGCTGCCTTGGCCATGCAAGGTCCATCGGGTGATCACGAGGGACGAAGGCGGATTGAGCTACACAACGGAAGTGAAAATAATCGCGGACGATGGGGAGACAGCACCTACGCCGCAGAAGATTTTGGATTCTTTGCTGACGCCGAGAAAACTTGAATTCGACCCAGTTCGATTCATCGGAGAAAAACCCACGGTCCAGGCGGACATAGTGCAGAAGCTGGTCGGGCTGGACTTCACGGAAATGGACATCGAGCGGACTAGGCTATTCAATGCGCGAACGGCATTGAATCGGCGAGTGCGGGACATCGAGGGCGACCTGCGCGAGATGCCCATGTACGACGACGTGCCGCGCGAGAAGATCGACGTTTCGCGAGAGGTGCAGGAGATTCGTGCGGCTGAAAATCACAACATATCCTTGAGAATTTTGAATGCCACGATGGCCGAGAAAAACAGGGAGTTGCGAGACGTGATGACTAGGTGGGATACGTTGGCGCCCCAGCTAGAGGTTGAGACGCAACGAATACACGATGATTTTGATCGTCGCATTGCTGCGCTAAATGCCGAAAAGGGTCGGATGTTGTGCAAGATTGTTGAAGAGGCCGAGCGCAGGGGTAGTGATTTCCAGAGAGAGATCGGAACGATTAAAATCCAGCTTGCCGAAATAGAAAAGTTGCCACTGTTTGGGAAACCGGAGGTCGACCCGGAGCCGATCCGCGTACGAATTGAAAAGGCGGCGGAGATCAACACGAAGATCGAAGCGGTTGACGCGCGGCTGGCTGTCATGCAGCAGCGGAATGGGCTCAAGAAAGAATCCCTGGAGCTGACCGAGTCGATCGAGGCATTGGACAGGAACAAAAAGAAGACCATGGCAGAGGCTAAATGGCCTATTGAGGGTCTTGGATTTGACGAGGCTGGAGGCTTGGTGTGGAACGGCCACGTGCTGCCGGACTTGGCGTCAAGCGAGCAGCTGAAGATTGCCGTGGCGATTGCGGTGAGCCTGAACCCGGTGTTCCGATACGCAATCATCCGCGACGGATCGTTGCTGGACGAGCAGAGGCTGCAGGAGTTGGAGGCAATCGCGGAGGACTTGGATGCGCAAGTGCTAGTGGAGCGCGTCAGCGAAGGTGCGGAGTGCCACTACGTATTTAAACTCGGCCGATCAAGGAAAGGGCAATAGAAATGCGGTGCGTATTTGAACAGATCGTGGACGACGAACAGCAGTCGGAGAACCTGAAGCTGTGGAATGCAGTTCGGCATGTGGACGCCGCGCACGTAAAGTCGGTCGAGATGGGTAAGCGAAAATTCACGGCGGTCGACGCGACGTGGATCAAGGAACGCGCAACGGCACTTTGGGGACCGTACGGCGCAGAGTGGGGATTGCGGAAAATCAGACTTCGCAATCGCGGTCAATCCAAACGGACGTGGACGGAGACGGACGACAGGCAGAGGCAAATCACGTGTGAGGAAACTCTGCCAGCAGAGGTCGAGATGCTGGCGGAATTCTACTGGCCTGGCGGGTCGTTCGCGGTCACGGCGGACTGGCCTTGCCGGAAGGGATCGGATACGAATAAGAAACTCCAGACTGATTGCCTGAAAAAGGCGATGACGTACTTGGGCTGGTATGCGGACGTGTACTATGGCGAATACGACGACGACAAGTACAAGGATGCCAAGGCATATTACAAGGAAAAGGAAGGGCGAAATCTCAGCCCGCAAGAGTTGTCGGCGAAAGTACAAAAGGCGGTGCATAACATCAAGACGGCGACGGTAGAAGAGGCAGAAAAGTTCTTGAACGCGATCGTGAGCCGGGGATTCCCTCCGTTCCATGTCGCGCGGGTTCGGGCGGCTTACGACGCCCGATTGAGCGAAATTCAGCAAGAGTCCGTTTTCGGAAATGAGGAAACCAATGGATGATCGTCTGGCTGAAATGATCGAGCGCGGCGCGGTGTGCGAGGAATGCCACGAGGAAATACTTGATTACCCGCCAGGGCATCCTCGTAAGTGCGTCAAGTGTGGCGGGGAAATCCAGCAAGGTGCCGGAGAACATTGGGAAGGGGAGGACTAGTGTGGACCACATCGTTGTTGACGTCGAAATCCAAAAGACAATCGAGCAAGTCGGAGGGTGGAACAACACCGACCAGATGGGCGTATCGTGCGCTGTGGTTTATGAATTCACCACGGACCGATACCGAATCTATGGGCCCAATGATGTTGAGGCCCTAAAGGATCGAATCCTGAAGGCTGACCGGATCAGCGGGTACAACATCTGGAAGTTTGATTTCCCGGTGATTTGGGGCCTGCCGTCCCGAGAGCGAGTTGAGGATTTGCGATCGAAGACAGACGATTTGCTGATGCGGATTTGGTCGGCGCTTCGGCTAGATCCGCATTCGTTCAGCAGTCGGCATGCCGGGTGGGGTCTGGACGTCGTTTGCAAGGGAACATTGGGAGTAGGGAAAAGTGGCCACGGCGCCGATGCACCGAAGTTGTGGCAGGAGGGGAATTGGCCCAGGTTGGTCGAGTATTGCATGGACGATGTCCGGTTGGAGAGGGACCTTTGCAGTTTCTTGCAGAAATACAAGTACGTAGTGAACGGTATCAGCGGCCAAGTAGTTCCGGTGAGGGATACATGGCAAATGATCTAAGAGTTTTGCGTGCACACAAGAATCGGACCAGATCGATGCCGCTATGGATGCGGGCAGCGATCGGATTTCAAGTGATCACGGGTGGATTGTCGGGTATCCTGATTGGCGCACTCGCCGTAAAGTGGATCCACGGCGACCGGCACCCGATTTGGCTGTCGGTCCGGGAAGCGGTTGGCGTTATTGCAGAGTTCATTTTTTGAAGGGATCGTATTGTGGAATTGACAAGTGACGATCGATTGTATGGAAAGGATGCCAAGCGTCAGGCCGAGGACTTCAAGAGAAACCCGCCGTCGTGGGTTGTAAATGAGGGAATTTGGGAAGAGGCCAAGAAGGCTGCAAAAGACTCACCGGCCGAGGATTTCTACGCGGTCGTGACTCACATCTACAAGCAGATGGGCGGCCGGATCAAGTGACGATCAGCCCACAGGAGGCAAAGCGCATCAGGGCCCTCGCCAGCGTTGCGAGGGAGCAAATGGACAAGGGCCGCGATAGGCCATGCTGGGTCGCCGATTTGCCGGAATGGGATCAAGCGGTTACCATGGTGGCACACGAGCCCCCGGCGACACGGTGGCAACGGGCCACTGAAATTTACCTGGTAGAGCTTGGGGGCCATACCAGATGATCCAAACATGCCCGATGCTCGACGCAAGGTGGTCGAAACGATTATTGGCCGATCGTTGCTGGCGGCAGAGACTATTGCGTCGGATTACCGTAGAGTCCTGCTTTACGAGCTGACGAATATCGGACTTGGGCAGCCAGTCGATACCTTTCTTTTGACGGCTCGGTCGCTGCTGGACGACCTGGAGCCTAGCCTTGGCGAGACCGCGGCAGATGCTGAGATAATCGCCTGGGTGGCTGGTGCTGACCAGGTCATATCACAATTGCCAGCTCTGGCCCTTGATGCGATCGAGGGCCCCCCAAGACCTCCAGTTTCGTTTGAGACGCTGACGGGCGGTCCGGAGGGAAATGAGCCGATAGTGAGATTCCCGGTCATTGAGAGGGCAGCGGAGGCCCTTGCGGAGCGGAATATCGTCACGAGGGACGAATTCGACCAGTTGGGCAGGGATGCCAGGTCCAGGGCGTTCACGATGGCCAAAGAGCAGTCGGACGAGGTGATCGGCCGGATCCGGGACACGTTGGTCGAGACCATTCAGGAAGGGGCATCGCTCGAGACGTTCGAGAAGAATCTGGGCGAGTCGCTGCAGTCCAGTTTCATCGGCCCGGGCCACCTAGAGAACGTCTACCGGACGAACATTCAGGCCGGATTCCACGAGGCATACGACGAGTTGGCTGACAACCCGGTGGTGCGCGAGATCTTCCCGTACCAGGAGTACCTGCCAATCCGCGACACGAGGGTTGGCCCGGATCACTTGGCGCTAGCAAGCCTCGGTTTGTCCGGGACCGGCATCTATCGGCGCGACGATCCGATGTGGCAGTTTTTCACGCCGCCGTGGCGCTATCAGTGTCGTTGCGGGGTGAATCTACTGACGGTTGAGGCTGCTGCCAGGAAGGGCGTCCAGGAGGCCCGCATGTGGGATCGTACCGGGCAGCCGCCGCTGGTCCCGGAGTGGAGGTTGGAGTTTATCCCTTTTCGTCCGGAGTCTGATTTCGTGGGTGGGAGGCGCAGGTAGTGGCGATCTACGCTGAGCTGGGTGGCAAGAGGCTGACGCACCCGCGCGAGGTCTACGAATACGCGATAACCAACAGGACGCCTACGGATTTCTGGCAACGAGCCAACAGCTACACGTGCGGCCGGGGAGAGAAGCCTGGCCAGGCGTGGGTACTGATGACCAGGAAGTTGCTGGACGAGCTCGGCCGCAACGAATTCCACACGCTGCGTTTCGTTGACGGAAAGACGATCATCGATATCGAAAACCTGTCCATCGTCAAATCTTCGACAATGAGCCAATCGGTGGCAGGCGACGCTCGAGCCCCGCGGCTGGTATACCTTGAGGACAAACGGCGTCAACTTCAGTATTCCTCGATCAACGCCCAGTACAACGTACGGATCCCAGCGCCGAGCACCACATCGGGGACGGGTTTGTATTACACGGCATCGTTGAACAGCGGGTCAGTTTGGACGTGGCAAACATTGGCCACAAACCTATGGGCCAGTCTGCCGTCAACGGTGGCTGGCACGGCACCAGCGCTGCCGTACACGCCGGACGGCACGCCGGAGGGTTGGCGGTTCATCGGTGTTAGCGCATGGCGTGGGCTGCATGTAGTTTTGGAAAAGATCGGCTGCACGACGGTTTACGATCCGATATTGGATGTGTTCACCTACGTTCAGTTGGGCGTTGCGCAAACAGGATTGCTGGCCGCGTTGGATCGGATAGAAGACAGGAAACTTTACGATTACGATCCCCAGGAGAATTATCAGCTTGCCAACATGCCGGAAAAGATTCGGGTGTTCTTCGCGCGCCGCGAGACGTACCACGGCATTGAGATGGACACGCCTTTAGTCGACAACTGGGAGATGAGTCCCGCTGTGTCGAAGGACTACGCGACGGCTATCGCTGGCGCGCAGGCGGGCACCATCGTGTCGGTGTGGGACGATCTGCCAGCGTTGTTCGATTACACGAACCTAAACACGAACTCAGCTGCGCTGCAGACACGCGCAAACGAGATTGGCCTGAATATCGTGCGTCGAATAGATGTCTCGGAGGAGCGCCTGCGGCGCACGTATTCGGGCCTTGTCAAGACAATCATTCCAGGGGCCGAAATCTCGGAATTGATTTGGCGTGACTATGGGGACGGTGGAGGGCTGGTCACAGAAATCGTACGGCGGCCGATCACGGAGCGCATAGCGCAGCGCGACAAGACCGTTGACGAGCACCTGGCCACGCTGGACCTGTCCAGGCCTTCCTACCCAGTGCATCCGCGCGTGGCACAGTTGGTACAGGTGGATGATGGGGCAAGCGCGACGGGCGCGGACTTGACGGCCAATGTGGACGGCCTGTTTCCTGGTTTTGTGATCCGGTGGACGGCTGTTGGCTATGACACGCTCGAGGCATGTTGGATCCGGCCGTCCGACCTGTCGGGGGTGAGCGAATCAGCGATCGTCCAGCTGAAACAGAAGGACAGACTCATCGCGCGGTTGTACGGAATCGCGACAAGCGGGGGCTCGACCAGACCGGTTTACTTGGTGCGGAAGGGTGAAGCCGGGTCGGCACAACCGCAGTTCATGATCCAGGTCGCCGGCACACCGGATGGTCGAGGCCAAGCGAGCGAGGAAACCGCCGGAGGCACCCCGGTCTGTGTGTGGGACGCCAACCTGGTCACCCCGGCCCAGGTAAGTGGAGAGTTGTGCGGCGATGGAACGAACACACTGGGGACGGCGGGGTGGTTCGCGTTTCTCGGCTCGGATGCCGCGGCCGATCCGTACTTCCTGACGCACGGTGGCAAGTTCGTTGCCTATTCGGCCGGGTTCGACTTCACGCCAACGGATGGCGTGGCAAGACCTCTGTATTTGGCCGCGAAGGATCAGGAGACGTTTTACTTCAAGGCGAGCGAGAACTGGAGAATCGAGACGTTCGCGGATACGGTCCTCTGCAATCCGGCGGAAGATGTTGACGGCATCAATGTGGACACGGGGGTGACTAAGACTATCTACCTGCCCCAGGTCGCGGAGATGGATCCGAACGTGGTCACGGGTGATGTGATCGCCGCGCGCTTGGGGCAGGATGGCAAGTTTGTCTGCGTGTCGGACTATTTGGACGACAAGATCGGGACGGTGAAGATGTGGTCAGGGTCGGTCGCGGCCATCCCGCCAGGTTGGGAGGTGATGGACGGATCGGCCAATTCGGCGGTCGCCCATGGCAGCGGGATCAGCCTGATCGATCGGTTTGTGAGGGGATCGCTTAGCGCCGGCGAACAGGGCGGAAATAAGGAACACTGGCATAATTTATTCGTGTTCGTAGAAGGGCACAGTCAATTTGAGCTTGCGGTGGCGCTCGATCACACCCATGAGGCCTCGGTAGATAATCACACAGTTGCGCAATTGCGCCACAATCATCCGATCAATCTGGACACGCCGTCGTTGGGTTGGAAAGCGGATTATGAAGCTTGGACTCCTGATCAGGCTCGCCGGGTCGGTTGCACCGGCGATCCGGTTGAACCAGACTTGGTTTGCTTGTTGGCCGGCGCGTGGGGACCTCTGACACACACGGTGAACATTGAGCCAGCGTATCCGGAGGGCGGGACCGCTTCGGGATTGGTGCACATCACATCGTCGAGCTACATGGACCCGGCGGACCACACGCCGGAATACGCCTCGTTGATTTTCATCGAACGGGTAAACAATGCGGTAAATGCGTGATCGTACTCGAGATCATACCGGACCTGACTCTGGACAAGCGGGCCGTGCCGTTTTGGAGGGCTTGTCGTGATTTGCTCCATACTGGGGCGTTGCTGAATGATCTGGACCTGCCGAGGCCGTCACCAGATTACCGTGTCGAGTGGAACGAAGTTGTGCGGATGTTCAAGTGGATTGATCGATTTCGCCGAGAACCATTCAATCCAGAACCGGGAGACGAGATACAGGTACGCGACGGAGATTGGTTCCCGGTAAATGGAATGCATCGCGCATCGGCGTTGTGGATCCTGGGTCGAGAGGTTCCGGCTCTATTGGTTAAGGAGTAGAAATGTCACAAAAACAACTCGGTCAGACGCAGACGGCAGCCGGGACAGCTACGTCCATTTACTCGCCGGCCGCCGGGGTGGAAACTTCAAATATGACGCTGACCTGCGTCAACACGACGGCGAGCGCAGACACGCTCCGAGTGTATCAGGACCACGACGGGACAACGTACTCGGCCGCGACAGCGTTGTATTTCGATTTGCAGATCGCGGCCAAGGCCACGCTGCGACTCGGGATTGGACCGATGAATGAGGACGCCGGGAATATCGCGGTGTCGTCGGCCACAGCCAACGCGGTCACGTTTACGTTACACGGGATGGAAAGTCTTAAGTAGCGGTAAAAACATGTCCGAAAACAACGGCGAGGCAGAAATCGAAGCCCAATGTATAAAGTGCAATTGGTACAAGTCGCAGCCAAATCCGCGAGACCTGGGCGCGAAAGTCGGCTTGTGCTGCAGATTCCCGCCGCAGGTAGTGGTTGTGCCAATGGGTGCGCAGGGCGTCCAGATTCTTACGACTTTTCCCACGGTGCAAAGCACCCAGTGGTGTGCGGAATTCATGCCGTGCCGCGTAGATGAGTTGATGTGAACGGACGCAAAGGACGGCAATTTATGCAGGAAGTCGAACGCGATACTCGGCCAAAGACCCTGTAAATGGACCGCAATCCCATGGCAGAAGACAAGCGAAAGGGCAGAAAGCCGACTAGGATAGAGTACGATCAGCGAATAGAGCTGACCTACCAGTTGTTGGCCAAGGGTCAGCGCCCATCGGTGATAGCTCGGGCCGTGGCACAAAAGTTCGGCTGCGCGACGAAAACGGTAAAGGACCAATACCTCAGTCGCGCGCGGACCATCATGCTGGCGGAAATCGCCCGAGCGAAGACGGAATTGCGGGCAGAATCGCTGGCTTTATACAGGGCGATAATCGCGGAACCGAAGGCCAGCAACCGGGACAAGATAAAGGCACAGGAGCGTATCGACAAGCTGTTGGCGTTGGAGATCTCGCAAGCCGAAATGTACGTCGCGATGCACCCGGAGGCGGCGAAAACGGATGACCAGTCCTCTATCACATCTGAGCAGCGAGCTGCTGGTCTCCGCGCTGAGATCCTTGGAGAACTCGCCAAGCGCGGAGTATCTCTCGAGACTGGCAGGCCACCTGGAAATAACGGAAACGGCCAGGCAGGTTAATCACCCGAGGCAGGCTGAATTCCTAGCATTGGACGACGAAGAGGTGTTATTTGGCGGTGCGGTGGGTGGTGGAAAGACGGAGGCGTTGTTGCGATGGCTGCAGCAAGGAGTGCGATACAAGGATTTTTCAGGCCTGTTCCTACGTAGGACATTCACCCAATTGGAGGGTTCGCCGACGACGCCAGTCGAGCGTTCCTGGAGGTTTTTCTCGCCGATTGGTGGCCGGTTCAATGCGTCGAAACGCTGGTGGGTGTTCGACAACGGAGCGATGATCCGGTTCGGCCACATGCAGCGGGAAAAGGACAAGTTTTCCTATGACGGCCCCGAATTTCACCGAATTTGTTTTGACCAGGTCGAGCAATTCAGCGAGACCCAGTATGAGCACATGTGGTCTCGACTGAGGCGGACGGTGGATTACCCGATCCCGTGTGGGATCCGTTGCGCTGCCAACCCGACGGGTGCAGGCTGGGTGAAAAGGCGGTTCATTACGCCGGAAGCCATGGAAGCCCTCAAGCAATACACGGCCTACGACCCGAGTCCGCCAGGGCTGCGGTTCCGGGCACCGTGCGGCGCGGTATTTGTGCCCTCGAGAGTGGCGGATAACCCGTCTCTCGAGGTTGAGGAGTACATCGGGCGGTTGCGAAGCAAACTTGGCCCGCTGCTAGCGGCCAGGTTGGCAAACGGCGACTGGACGGTAACGGAGGGGTCACTGATCGATCCGGAGTGGCTGAGGTATTACACCGTCAGAGGCGAGCATTTGGTTTTGCTTGCGCCGTCGGGCGAATTGATGGCTGGTCTGATCGAGCGGCGCGAGTGCCAGCGATTTGCTACGATCGACACAGCGGGCACCAGTCGGCAAAAGGCGGCCGAGGATAAGGGACGGTCGGCCAGCTGGAGCGTATGTGCGGTGTGGGATTATTGGCCGGCAGCGGAGTTGATTTTCCTGCGGTATGTGTGGCGGGATCGGGTCGAGTGGAATGAATTGCGGGCTGCGATCAAGCGGGTCGTGGCCGACTGGTCGGTGCCGTTAGCGCTGGTGGAAAACGCGCACCACGGGCAAGTGTTGGCCTCGGAGTTATCGGGAGCAACCACAACGGAGCTCGTGAACCCAGTAATCGAAGGAATGCGCACAGCCCGGGTCGGAGACGTGAAGGGTGCCAAGCAGGAGCGAGCGATCAACTCGGGGCTGATGGCCCAGCTACAGGCGGGGCAGTTCCTGCTGCCGGACGTGAAGACGGTACCGAAGGCATCGAAATGGATGCCGGAATTCGAGTCAGAATTGCTGGGCTGGACTGGGCGACCTGACGAAACGGCAGATCAAGTAGACGTATGCAGCTATGCGGCGAACTACGTGCGGCAGCGCAGCGGATCGTGGGGCGGCGTGTTAAAGATAGGGGCATAACATGGCTGGAAGTAAAGAACTCTCGCGGAAGATAGTCGAGGCGAAGACGAACGAAGAGGACCCGCTGTTGACGCTCAAGGCGGCTGGGGACATGTTCAATCGGTCGCCGCAAACCGTGATGGCGTGGATTCAACAGGGGTTGCTCGAGGCAGTTCGGATGCCGTCCGGCAAGTTCGCTGTGCGGGAAAGCACGGTCAAGGCATGGCTGGGAGTGGTCTACTACAAGAAGCTAGAGAGATGAATTAAAGACGAAATAATCGGGATCCCCCCCTTCTGGCTTCAAATCGGTCTCAGGTGAGACCGATTTGTCCCTCTGGTGGGTTATGTGCGGCCAGTTTTTTGCGCCCGAACGGGTTATGAGGTAGGAGTTCTTTATGGCGAACAAACGATGGCTGGGCAGGGCCGGGGCTGTGGCAGAGGTCAACACGATCACGATTGCGCTGACATGGGCGGCAGGCGACACGATCACAGTGACGATTAACGCAAAAGACCTGTTAGTGACGATCGGGACATTGGTAACCACGGCGCAGGTGGCCACGACGTTGAAACAGGCTTGGGAAGGGGAGACCTTCACGGATACAACTGCCACGGTCCGGCCATCGGGAGGTGGACCGGATTTCACGGAGTACTCTGAGATCACGGCCACGGTGTCCGGGTCGGTGGTGACGCTGACGGGCGATACGGCGGGGGTGCCCTGGAATGTGAATAGCGGCATGGCTGTGACAGAGGTCACGGCAGGCACTGGGACGGCGACGCTGGCCAATGCGACGGCGGCCACGGGTCCGAATTTCGCATCGGATGCGGACAATTGGTCGCCCACCGGGGTGCCAGGCGCTGCCGATGACCTGTGGTTCGACAATTCGGACGTGTCGGTGCTCTACGGCCTTGATGGAATCAGCGGCACGCTGACGTCGTGCAATGTCGCACGCAGCTACATCGGCACCATTGGATTGCCAGCGACCAATGCGAGCGGGTATCCCGAATACAGGTTGACCTATTTCGACATCGATTGCAGCGCGGTCACGATCGGCTACGGAGAGGGGTCGGGATCGGGCCGGATCAAGATAGATAGCGGGTCGGTCCAGACGGCTCTGCTGATCGAATCGACAGGTTCGGCGGCCGAAGTCGGAATCGGTGGGGTCGTGTGGAAGGGCACGCATGCGAGTAACAGCCTGCGGTTGCAGGACGGAAGCGTATCGATATCGGCGTTCAACGGCGAACCAGCGGCGTTGCTGACAGCGGAGGTCACTAACGGCACGCTAGTAGCCGGTCCGGGATTCACAGCGCCGTTGGGCACGCTGACGATTCAAGCCGGAAACGTGACGATGCGCGACAACGTTACGACGGTCACGATCGCGGACGGCACGTTGACGTTGCTTGGAACGGCAACGGTGACCACATTAAACTTGGACGGCGGTACGTTCATTCATAAGTCATCCGGTGCGATCACGACGGCTCAAGTTGCGGGGTTGCTGGATGCCTCGCAGGACAATTCGTCGAGGACGATCACGACCTGCAATCTGAAGCGGGGAGGATCGATCCTTGACCCGTTACGAACAATCACGTTCAGCAACGGGATCGCCAGAGCAAGCGATGTACGGCAGGTCAGCGCGGCTTGAAGAACCAAG